ACGGGTAACTCCCCACAATATCTCCTGCCATATACGCGCGATCCCTTTTAAGCTCCCTACACCCATTCTGACGGGTTTTCTATCCCTGGGTAATGGCTTGGTATGGGTTTTATTCTCAAGTGGCTCATTTTGGCTATTAGGTGTCTTCCTGTGGATATTGGTCTTTGGGGTCTGTAGTGGGGTTTAGGTGGTTTCATTTGGACGATCTGCTGTGGGTGCATAGGTTGGAATGGGGTGGGTGGTTTTTGTTGTGAGATGGGGTAGTTGGGGGTTTAGGGGGAAAAGTTTTGGGTTTTGGGGGTATATATGCGCGGGGGAGAAAAATTGATTGGGGTTTGGGGGTCGTGTGCGCGGGATAGAGTTTTTGCATATTCTTTCTTAATTTGCTTCAATTAGCAGGGAGGCGAGTATCGGGTTTTGTGGATGGTTTAGAGTGGTGGGGGTTGTCGGGTCTTGTCGGGGATGAGTTTGTATGAATGTTTTTGTTCTTTCATAGTTTGGTATGCTGAGAATTGCCTTGAATGTTGTCGGTGTTTATGGTAAAAGGGGAAATGGCAAAGACTTATAAAGCCAAAGATGCGGACTATTCTGGTTGGTGTTAAGGGGTGAATGAAATGCTGCACTGTAAAGAGTGTGCATACTTCGACCAGCACTATACACTCCCTGGGACAGAGCCTGAAAAATTTGGGGAATGCAGGAACAAAGAGATGTTGGACGAGTATATTGGGGAACAATATCTGGAATGCCATGAAATGTTTGGCTGCATCTTTGCGGTGCCAAAGGCAAATGATGAACCAATTAAAAATCAATAACTTTAAAAAGTCCTCAATGTTCTCGCTGGAGCCATTATAAATTTCTGGAATTAGGGATCTCTATCGGCGTTGAAAGGGGGTGGTTGTGGGATGTTGGTGCAGGAAAAGAAGAACAAATTGTTTGCTAAGGTCGGGTCGAAGGACGGTCGGCCTTTGTTGAGGTGGGACCCGGTGACGAGGTGTTCGAGGGATTGTTGCGTATGGGATGAGTGCCAGTATGCTGTTTGCAAGAGGGATGGGACTGGATGTTTATTGGAGGTGTGGTATCTGAACCATGTTTATAATGCCATGCTTGGGAATAAGCAGGAAATGATGGAGGTTTTATCGGATGTTGATGTAGCGAGGGTGGGGTTGCATTTGATGCCTTTGTACCATCAGTTGGTTAGGTTCAAGAAAGAGGCGTACCGGGTTAAGGATTTGGTAGTGACCACGAGAAAGGGGGAGATGCGTGCTCACCCGATATTCAGGGAGATAAGAGAGGTTATCAGGGAAATTGGGAGAGAATTGAAAGACATGGAACTGGATGCAAAGTGGAGAAAGCGGTTCCAGGGGGTGTTAAAGATGGAGGGTGCGTTGTCGGTTGATGATTTGATGAGGCGGGGTGATCCAAACTTTTACGATACGTTATCGGAGGATTGAGGAATGGGAAGGATAAGGAAGACGGATGAGGTTCTGAAGCAGTGGACGATCAGGGTGCCTGCTGATTTATTGGATTGGTATCGGACGCAGGCGGCGAAGGAGACGATCAGCCGGGGGGTTTCTATTTCAATGAATGAATATTTGGTTGAGATATTGAGGGATTTCAGACGGGGGATGGAGGAATGACGCATTCTCCCAAGGAATATAGGCAGGCGGGGGATGGTTTTATTTTATGGTGCAATGAGAATGTCCGCATTCCTGTGTATCCAGAGGGTTCGGATATCCCTGTCTGGATGCCTATGTCGGAGTTGCCGAAGAATGAGAACCCGAAAACTGGCCGGTCGTTTCATGGTATGTGGTTGCAGCAGCAAGAGATAGCCAGGGAAGCCTTGCAGATGGAGGGTGGTAGGTTCGTTCATAGGCTGATTGTATTCTGCTGGCCTAGAGGTGATGGAAAATGTCAGGAAAAAGGCAGTAAGATTTTAATGTATGATGGGACACTCAAAAAGGTGGAGGACGTAGAGGTTGGCGACCTTCTTATGGGGGATGACAATACCCCACGCAAGGTTTTGTCGCTGGCAAGTGGGAAAGAGGAAATGTTTGAGGTTGTTCCTACGCGCGGTAAACCAATGGTTGTGACTGCCGATCATGTGCTTTCGTTAAAACGTAGGCAAAGCAGACGGCATAAAAGAGGGAAGCCTTTTTTTGACAAGCATGTTGGGACAGTTATTGATATGACCGTTAGCGACTATATAAAGCAGAATGCTAATTTCAAAAATTTGCATTTGCTCTACAGTGTTCCTGTTGATTGGGATGAGCAAGAAGTTCCCATAGACCCTTATTTCTTAGGTTTATGGTTAGGCGATGGGAACGCTGATAGGCCATCAATAACGACTATGGACAAAGAAGTCGTTGATTTTTTGTATGACTATGCCAATAGCCTGCGCTTGGATATATCTGTAAAAACTAAGCCGGATAATAAAGCATCTTCTTATAATTTGGTTGGGACTGAACGCACTGAAGATAACATCCATCGGTTGAACCCGTTGTTGAACTTGATTAGAAAGTATAATTTATCTAATAATAAGCATATTCCTCAAATATATAAAGCAAATTCCAGACGTGTTCGGTTGCAGTTGTTAGCAGGGCTTGTTGATAGTGATGGGTGTGTTAATAGAAATTCAGTTGACATCACATTGAAAAGCAAAAATTTGATAGAGGACGTTGGATTTTTAGCTAGGTCTTTAGGGTTCCATGTTACTATTTATCCATGCACAAAGACCATTAAATCCTTGGGATTTAGCGGCGAATATTACAGGATAGGAATATCTGGAGATTGTTCCATTATCCCTGTCAAAATTAGCAGGAAACGATGCCGGATCAGGAGTAACTGGAAAAATGTTTTAGTCACCGGCATTAAAAAAATACAACCAGTTGGTGAGCGTGAATATTATGGGTTCATGCTGGATGGAAACGGGAGGTATCTTACTGAACACTTCATGGTAACGCATAATTCACTGCTGGCGTGCCTTATCCAGTTGTGGAAATTCTTTAACTGGCCGAGGCAGCAGATAGTGTTGGGTGCCAATTCGGTTTCTCAGATCCGGTTCGTCCATTATGAGATCATGCAGGACATTATCAGGAACAGTCCCAGGCTATTGGCAAGAATAGGCGCGAACAATATCCAGTTGAAAGAGATCCGATTGACGGACACCCGTGGGTCTATACGTTCGATGATCCGAGCTATTTCGTCCTATTCGGGTATCGTATCGAATATTACGGGTTATACGTTCTCTGAAATGTTCGATATGAAAAACCCCAAGTTCTATGTCCAGTTGGACGGGTCTACTCGAAATATCCCGAATGCTCTTGGGGTTATAGACTCTACGGTTTCGGAACGGTCCCATGTTCTTCATAAACTTTATGAGGCGTACCGGAACGGGAAAGATCCTCAGTTGTTCTTTTCGTATCGTTATAGCGAAAAGGGTGATGCGAATGATTTTATGAATCCAAATATGACGCAGGAACAGTTGGATTCGTACCGATGGAAATTCCCTTTTGGCGAGTTTGAACGATATTTCAAGAATTTGTGGTCTGCGGGGACCGAAAAGGTTTTCACGAGAGAGATGATCGAGGCTACGAATTACCTTGGCATTGATGGCGAATTGGGTGTCCAGGTGGTTTTATTGAGGGTTTTAGAGGCCAAGAACCGGGATTTGGATGCTCAGTCCGAGGTTTATGGTGCTTATAAGGATGGCGCCAGAAAGAGCATGGTGGTTCGGGTTGAGGAACGTGCCAAGAGACGGACGGCTGAACTGGATAAGCGGTTGTGGCCTATAGAAACGCTTTATACCCTGAAAGATGACTCCGGTATGCCAAAGTGCGCTACGCTGGCCGATCTGGAAAGGATAGGCGATCTTTACAAAACGGACTTTGCTATTTGTGTCGGCCTTGACCTGGCCGATCCTATGAAAGCGTCCACGTCTGCCAGGACCATTATGACGGTTTTGGCAAAGGGTTTGCCGGGTATGAGGATAAACCCGTTCCCTACCGACGAGTCGGAAGCGCCGCGATATATGTACTGGATGCTGCATTTGGTGGACGTTGCAGACCATTCTTTGGATACGATCAAAGATATATTGCTGAATTTGCAGAACGAATATGATGGGATAGACGTTCTTGGCGCTGAACGGTGGGGGATAGGCGATATGGAACAGTGGTGCATCCAGAACGAAATTTCGCCGGTTATTTTTTATCCTACCTATGGACGGCAGAGGTCTATGTTCGGTGAATTGTTTTTGGCGTATCAGCAGGGACGGATCAAGATCCCGCCTCTTGGCGTGAGAGGCTACAAGATGGACGACATTTTGTATGAGGAAGCATCGGCGTTTGACCATAACCCGAACGCTACAAGAAGCAAGTTTGGCAGTCCTCAAAAAAAGGAAAAGTACGGTATCCAGGATGATGCCATGTTCTCTTTGGGTGCTGCCGTGTACGGGTCATTGGCTCTTGGCGTAGATAAATTCCGAAAGAGAGGCAGGATCACGCAATATGGATTCTTTTATGAGCATGGCGGTCATATCGGCAAATGGTAAACCACCACGCTATGTAGAGCACATTTTCCCCTTTCTGTAGGCATATCCCCGACATTTTTTCCCCAATACTTTCATTTAGTGCCTTGACATTCTCGACAAAGTGTGTTTCATATGCTCATGATTGCATTTTTGCAATTATCATTGCATGGATGCCAATGGTTGCATTTTTGCGATATGGAGCATAGATGGCCGATTCGGATTTGACGTTAAGCGACATACCTGATGAGTATCTGGAGGTAATGGCGAGGGAGCTACAGTTTTCTGTTCCCTGGCAATATGACGCCGATACAGGCAGTTATGTCGATCCTGATACCAAAACTGGTGTATCTGGTGCGAACAAGGATGACCATCAGCTTACCCGTGCGGTGCTTCAGGAACAATGCTTTGATAAAGCTACTCGGAACCCTCAAGTTGCCACGGCTGTTCGGGATCTGGTTGGCAGGCTTGCAGGGTATGGTTTCGGGTGTTCATCGGAAATTCCTGAGATCCAGGCGGCGATTGAGGAAACAGAACTGGATGACAGGAACCGGCTCTGGAACTATTACCCGAAATATGCCGGACGTGCTCTGATAGAGGGTGAGTTGTTCTTATGCCTTGCCGTGCATCCTGATGGGTTCGTCGAGGTCGATTTCATTGATCCTGCCGTGATAGATGGGTCTCAGAACGATGCAGGGATCATCTTTCATCCTACCAAAACCGCCATGCCTCTTGTGTACCATCTGAAAACACAGAATATAAACGACAATTCTTATGTTGAGGAACAAATCCCGTCTATCTATCTGGCACGTCACCCTGAGTGGATCAGGGTTGCTCAGGCGCAAAATGGTTATTCCAAAGAGCTTATTAAGGGTAGCCAGTCACCCAAGTCTGTTTATAAACCACTTGGCGGGTTCTATCGCTTTGTCATTTCCTGGGATAGAGGCTTGATAACCAAAAGGAATATCGGCCATATCAGAACCGTTCTCAAGTGGGTGGAATACTACGAAAACCTCAAGCAATACGAGATAGATTGGAAAAAGTCTGTTGGTGCGTATGTATGGGCGGTTCAGTTCACGGATGCCAAGTCGTGGATTCAGTGGATGAAACTATCGGATGCAGACAGGCGCAAGACGGCGGTTGCCGCCAAGAAAACGCCAGGGTCAACAATGGTCTTGGGTCCGAACATGGAATTGAAAGTGGTGAACCCGAACCTGCCTCATATTTCCGAGTCTGATACTGATATCCTGCACATGGTTACGTCCGGCCTGAATGAACCGGAAGATGTTGCTACGGGTCAGTCGAAAGGCACGTTTGCCTCTGTCAAGGCGTCACGCGGTCCTATGAGCGATAGGATCAGCGATGAGATTGCCTATTTTGAGCGGTTTTTGCGGCATGAGTTTTGGGCCAGCATTTTCTTTTTAAAGTCTGCGGTTTCCTCTTTTCCCAAGGAATTTGATGTCCGCGAGGCGGTTGGGTTCAACGACCAGGAACCCGTGTTCAGGAATATCAAGAAAAAGCCTGAAATGCTTGTAGATATCAATTTTCCGTCTTCCGAGATCAACGATATGGAATCCCGTGCGAGGGCCGTTTTGGGTGTGAAACATGCGGCGATTACGGACACGGCTGGCATCCCGATGTCGGAAGCCATGAAAAAGTTGGGTTTCGGAAATTATGCGCGGTTGAGGCTGCAATACGAGACAGAGAAAGAAAAATACCCGCCGTTACCTTTGGTTCTGGATGCAGAGAGCATCCAAGAGCAGGTACAGGCTGAACCTGCGAGAGACAACAATTCAGAAGATATGGAGGATGGAAACATGGCAACTAAGGGTGTTCCCAAAAAGGATGGATCTGGCAAGGGTCAAAGAGCAAATCAGGGACGTGGCGGGACGCCGGTAGAGAAGCAGCAAAAGGTTGGGAAAGGGCAGAAAATGCCTAAGAAGTAGTGGGAGGTGGACATGGCCTTCGATATTCAAGATCACGATAAGCATTTTGGTGTGACCGAGGACCGGAAAAAGCCGGGTGGGTCAAATGCTGGCAAGTATAAGGGCCAGGGTCCATTTTGCGGACCGTCTGGCGGCGCACCACAAGGGACGTATCCCGTCAATACCCGCGAACGTGCGGCCTCTGCTATCGCCTATGCTCGGAATGCACCCAACCCTGAAGGCATAAAGAAATGCGTATGTCGGCATTATCCCGATCTTCCTGCCTGCAAGGAAAGCAAGCAAGCCATGACAGAACAAAGCGTGGTTCCAAAGTCCGCTCTCATGTTCATGGATCATGAATGCTTTGCACAGGTGAAAGCCGAGGATCAGCAGGAAGATAAACTGCTCATGATGGTTTATAGCGGCGGGGTTATCAAAAACCATTTTTATTGGGGTGATTTGGCGATTGATCTGGCAGGCATGGAATTTCCAAAGGAAAAATATCCCATCCTGGAAAACCACGATACCGGCAAGAAGATCGGTTTTGCTACTGGCCTGGATATTGATAGCGGCGCCTTGATGGTTTCCGATGCTACGTTTGTAGATACACCTGAAAGCCAAACATTCCGAAAGCTATCCAAGCAGGGATTCCCTTTCGAGTCAAGCGTCTACAGTGTCCCGACTGCAATTCGAAAACTTGGGAAGGACGAGTCGGCGGTAGTGAACGGGATGGCGGTTGAAGGGCCTGCTACGATATGGGAACGTTCGACATTCAAAGAGGCGTCCGTATGCGTCTTTGGGTACGATCCGAATACGAAGTCAACTGCGTTTGCAGATGAGGATGTGGAGTTAACCCTTAGCGTCGTCAGCAACTCAACGGGTGTGAAGGACGACAGTGTTTCAGGAAAGGAGGAACAGACAATGGATTACGAGAAGTTCAGTGCAGAGCATCCTGAACTGCTGGCCGAGATTGTTGAGAAAACGACCAGAGAGCTGACGGCCAAGTTTGACGCCGAGAAACGCGATCTGGAGGCCAAGCTGTCTCAGGAGCGGGACGGGTTTAACGCAGAGCGCCAGAAGTTTGCGGAGAAAGTGGCGGCTTTAGAGAAGGCCGAGGCTATCAGGCGAGAGAAAGAAATTGCCTTGGAAGCATCGGGTCTTTGGAAAGCCAAATTGTCCGCAAGCAATATCCCTGATCGGCTGTTCGATAAGGTGATGACCCAGGTGAACTACGGGAGATTCGTCAAGGACGGTTCTTTGGATGTAGCCGCTTTCAGTGCGGCGATTGATACCGAGATCAAAGATTGGGAAGATCGTGGTGTCATTTCCAATGTCCTTGGGTTTGGCGTTTCGGTCAAGGCGGCTGAATCTGCCAAGGTAACTCAAACGCGGCGTGAAGAGCAGGAAGACGATGAGGCGGTGAAATTCATGCTGTCTCTGGTTAATGACCCTGCGGCAAACAAGTAGAAAGGAGGTGATAACGCATGGCAAATATTGACATTGCAACGATTAGTTATGGCAGTCAGCATGATTACAAGCGGTTGTACTACAGCAACCCCGATGCGGCTTTGAAGATCCCCATTACGCTTCAGGCTGGCTATGGGAAACTGGAGGCCGGTACTGCTATTGCCGAGAACAAGTCTGCGGCTGGTGGCGATGGGAAATTTGTACCATACAACCCCACTACGTTCACTGGTGCCGAGACCCATCCGGGGCGTGCCTATCTGGTAGCCAATTCAGGGACAACGGACACCTATGTGTACGTGACGATGGACGATAGCTACAAGTTTGCCGTTGGTGACGATCTGATTATCAACGATAATACCACGTCCGCAGAGAATCTTGGCGCGATCACTGCCATTGACAGGACAACCTATAGCCATATGGCGAAAATTACGGCTACGTCTGCCATTGGCGGTACGGCGTTCACGACAGCCAGGTTTGCGTATGTATGCGTTGAGGCTGGCGATTCGTCCAATAACTATTCCGATTGTGTTGGAATCTTGGAAAAGACTGTAGATACCGGAACCGGGTCTACGGCTAAAGGCGCGTTGTCAACTCTAATTCTTAAAAACGCTGTTCTCTATACCGGAATGCTTACCAATGTGGATGCTGCTGCTCTTACGGACATCAGCGGTGCCGCAGTTGGTCAGTATACGAAATTCTAAGAAGGGAGGTGAAGTAATATGCCACGCGGAGCAAGTGATATTGCTGATCTGAGGCTATCTCGGATCAATAAACTGGTTACGTCTTTTACCACGCCTCCCAATATGGTTCTTACCAATCTGTTTGGTGCTACCAATGCAGAGTCGGATACCATCAAGTGGGAGTCTCAGGTGGGCAACAGAGGCATGACGCCTTTTGTCCCCCCTGGTGCGCCTGCGCCTACCCATGCACCGCAGGGGGTTGCATCGAATACGGCTTTTGCGGCGTATTTCAAGGAAAAGATGTATTGCGATGAGGAATTTCTGAACAACCTGAGAAAAGAAGGTACTGAGTCTCAGTATCTTGCGGCCAGAGCACGGCTTGCCAGGGAACTTCAGACGATGAGAAACCGTTGCGATAGGCGCAAGGAATGGATGATTGCTCAGATGCTGACGAGCGGAACGATAACATATACCGGCAAAACCGGCGTGAAACTTTCCGTAGACTACAGCATCCCGTCCGATCACAGTGTGAGCCTGGCTACTGCTGATAAGTGGGAGTCAGGGACAAGCCGTGATATCATGAAAGATATCATGGATGCCAAGATCGTCATTTCGGACGACTGCAACGGCATGATTGATTATGCCATTTGCAACAGCACCGTCCTGAAATTCATGGTTTTGGATGATTCTTTCCAGACCCTCTTGCAGAAAAGTGCCTATGGTTCCGGCGATCTGTTCAAAAAGAGTGGCGGGAAGATCCTTGCTGCCAATGCGACGGCTCTTGGGAACCTGCTTGGCCTCAATATCATCGTCTATGACGAGAAATATGTGGTCAAGGAATACCTGACTACTGCACTGGCTGCTTCTGGAACTACAGTCTATGTAGGCGATGCGGCTGATTTCACAACTGGCACTGCGGTTCTTACGGATGTTTCGGCAGGCACCAGTGAGGAAGTCACTGTATCGGCGGTGAGTGCTGAGGCGGGAACTATCACCATTTCGGCCAGCACATCGGCATACAAGGCCGGTGAGGACACCATCCACATGGCACTGCCTTTCATCCCGAATGACAAGTTCGTGATGTTTGCCAGCACGGTGGATGGTCAAAAGATTGCCGAGTGGGTGAATGCGCCTTTTGGTCTTGGCAGGCACTATGGCCTTTATGCGGATTCTTGGGATGACAATGACCCTGAAGGGACTTGGATTCGAGTTCAGAACAAGGGATTGCCGGTTCTTTACCAGAGAGATGCCGTTTACATCCTTGACGTGAACTAAGCGAGAGGAGGTGATTCTGTATGAAACAGAGAAAAGGACCATATCCTTCACCTTCTTTCGCCAAGTTGGGATCTGCGGATATTGTATCGCCTTTGGTTGCAACAATATCTGGCGAGTTTACGGTGTCAAAACGAGGCGTTCCCTTGGGAAGTGTTGCGTTGCCGTGCCGGGTTGCTGACGTATGGGCATCTGTCGGGGCCTCTGGCAAGGATGACAGCAACACCCTGTCGTTTGCCGTAAACGTGAAGATCAATGGGACAACGTGCCTGAGCACACAGCCTGTTATTGCTCATGTGTCCGGTGAGGCGTCTACCAACAAAACTACCAAAGAAACCGGGGATACCGGGGTCACTCAAGCGGTTCTCAGTTCGAGCAACAGTGTTTCTGTAGGTGATGTTATTACTTACGATCTGGTTCTGACCAGGACATCCTCACCTACCACTGAAATGGCGAATGCTACCGTAGTGGTAGAGTTTGAGCCAGTGTTCTAAATGAGAAAGGAGTGCAATCGTTTATGCGTGTCGAAGTCGTAAAAACGCTGAAGGGATCTCAGTTGTGGAAAAAGGGCGCGGTATTTGACGATACCGTGTCCCTTATCCCTGCTGAAATATTGAATGAATTGCGGTTAGGGACGGATGTTGTAGCAGAGATTAAAGAAAAGCCGTCTTTGGAGGTCATAGAGGACTATGAAACAGAGGAAGCCGAGAACCTTACTGCTGACTCTGAAACCCAAAACGAGACTGTAATAGAATCACGAGAAGACTTATCACAACAAGAGGCCAAAGAAAATCTGAACCTACTGATAGGCATGTATAATGGCAAAGTTGCCGATGTTGCCAAGGAAATGGGATTTTCTGTATCTGCGATTTCTCTATGGCGCAAAGGACTGCGGCGTATTTCCGAAAGCAACCACGATAAAATCCTTGGGTTGATCGAGGCTGTGAAGGCGTATGACCGAGAATGAGCTTATTGCTTTGTTGCAGCAAGAGATCAAGGGCCTAAGTTCGGACCTTGTAACAACAGATTATTCTAATGCGGTTGATGCAGCAGAGCGGGACACCGGATTTACATTGCCTGTAAGTACAGATTTTCAAGAGAAATGGCTCATATCTAGATCCAAGAGGCACCTGTTTTCGTACCTACAGACAGAGGCTGCTACACAAACCCGGTATCACCATTTCCATATCAATCAGAAGTTCGATCATTTCGAGCGATTGATAGCGAAGATGGATAAAGATTTTGAGGCGGCACAGGAAGAGTACGCCTATGAGTTTGCCGGGTTGGGTGCGCTTCATCTGGCAGGGACCAAAGTTGATGCGGGATTCGTCTATGAGGACCAGACGGGTGTTGATCTGTCCTATGACGATGACAATGTGGTTATCTTTACGCCTGACGCTAACGATTAGGTGCAATAGTGGCGATTGCTTCGTGCATTAAGCAGAGCTTAAAGCATTCCGCAAGTGCGTATACCGTTATCAGGGATGCGGGATATATCTCTGGTGAGTATATGGGTGTACGTACCACGGAACAGGTTACGAAGCCGATCACGATGGAACATTTCCGTGTGGCTGACATTCCATATGATACCTCTGCCACTACGGGGGATGTTATTGAGATTGATGCCAGCCACGAGCGGTTCATGGTGACGAACCTCGCGCCTATAGTGATGGGAAATGCACTCGCTCTTTATCAGGGGATTCTTTACAAATGCAATATCCAGAGCGGGGAACTATATCGTCCGAGTGGCGAGACGTGGGGCGTTGATTATCACAAAGAAACGCAATGGTCTTTGGTCAAGAACAGCGTTCATGCGATGCACGTTGCCGCTTTGTACGGGGCTGATCTGTCTACCGACAAAGAGTTGGCAATGATTGGTTTAGCAAAGGACGAGGTTTATATGCCGGATTCTGTTGGTATCCAGGCGTTGGACAGGTGGCAACCTGCAAGCGGTGAATACTATTTGGTAGAGACGGTCGAGCGTAGGCGTTATCCAGGCGTGGATGTTGCGGTTGTTGTAGAAGATACGCGATAACTATTTCAATCCCAAAGGAAAATTGAATATGCAAAAGGTGCTGTTTGTAGGCGAGCATCCCTGGGGAACTACAGGAAATTGCCACATGATGGCGGCCATTATGTCCCAAGTGGACATATCGCAATCAAAGTTTGCCGGGTTTGTTTTCCAGGATGCAAACCCATTGCCTTGGTTGTGGGACCCGTTGCCGTTCTCAATTATCAGTGCTGGCGAAGGCAATGATCCGTTTGGCTATGCCAAATTGCTGCATATTGTTGAAAGGTCGGAATTGGATGCCTTATGTATGGTAGGCATTGATGTCTGGCGATATGCACCTATTTGGGACCGCCTAACGGAATTGCGGGACCGCAAAGGTTTTATGTGGTCAAGCATATTTCCTTACGATGTCCAAAGTTTGCGGGTTGACTGGATTGATTGGATAAACGCCCTGGATGTTCCATGCGTATACTCGCAATATGGATTCAATGTTTTAAAAAATCACGTCCCAAATCTTGTTTATTTCCGTCCTCCCCTATTTCAATCAGATATTTTTGTTCCATTTGCACCATCAGAAAAGGTTGCCGCTCGTCGAGAGATGTTCCCATCGGTTCCAGATGAGAACGTTATCCTTGGTTTTGTTGGCAGGAACCAATTCAGGAAAGCACCAGAGCGTCTTGTTAAAGCGTTTATGATGGCGAAACAGAAAGTTAAAAACATTACCCTGTATATGCACACGGAAATGAGCGGGATATTCAACTTGGTCCAGATAGCCAAAGATTGCGGCGCTGTTACGGGGGACCTGGTAGCCAAACCCGCTGCTGGAAGGCATAGCACACGGCAGATGGTATCTATCTATAACGCATTAGATTGTTTGGTGAATTGTACGATTCAAGAGGGTTTATCGTGGACCCCATTAGAGGCCATGTTATGTGGAACCCCTGTTATTGCTACGGATACGACTGCACAAACCGAGTTGGTTGAGGGTGCGGCAGAGTTGGTCCCGTGTTCTGAATTGACGTTCATCCCTATGGCTACAGAAAGTGGAGAGGCGCATATTGAAGGTCGTGCGCCGTCTGTTGAGGCTATAGCGGATGCTATTGTCAAAGTGGCATCCTCTGCGTTGCTCAGAAAGCGCATGTCGGATCGTGGGTTGGTTAAGGCGAAAGAATGGTTGGATGGTGTCAGCAATATCAACGGGGTTCTGGAGGTCAAGAGGGTATCGGTTCCCAAGATTGATAAGGTGCTATTTGCTCAACATAGCTCTGCTGGCGATGTTTTGATGACGACTCAGTGCTTTAAAGGGATTAAGGAACGGCATAAGAATAAACCTTTGGCGTATATGACTCAGCCTCAATTCGCAGGGGTTGTAGAGGGGAACCCGTATATAGACGAGATCATCCCGTGGGATGAGAGGATGCTGAAACGGTACGCTATTGTCTATAACCCTCATGGTGAGCATATCCTTAACGGCGGGTTCAACAACCTGGATGTCCCTCTTTATAGCATGTACCCCTATTTCTGCAAGGTAGATGCGGATGATATAACGATAGAGCCAAGTATTCCAGAGTTAGAAAGATCAGGATTGGGAAACCTGATAACTAACATGGATATTCCAAAGGACGGTAGCGTATCTATAGAAACCATTCCTTATATCGTTGTCCATACTACAGGAGGCAGCGTTCAATATCGTTCTTATCCGCATATGGGTAGGGTGATTCGTGGCATTGATATCCCTGTTGTCCAAGTAGGTGGTCCGCAGGATCTTGTTTGTCCTGGTGTCATTGATCTACGTGGCAAACTGTCCTGGCGGGAAAGTGCCTGGGTGATGAAAAATGCAAAGGCGGCGGTTGTGGTAGATAGCTTTTTATCGCATTTGGCGGGTGCAGTAGGAACGAATGCGGTTGTCCTTTATGGTCCCGCACCGGCACGG